CCCCCCCTATTGCAAACGATTCTCAATTGCAATAGCTCTTGAGAATGACTCTCAATTGCAACAGTTCTTGAGAGTGATTCTCAGTTGCAATAGTTTTTGAGAGTGATTCTCAGTTGCAATAGTTTTTGAGAGTGATTCTCGGTTGCAATAGCAGTCGCTTTGTTGAGAATCGCTGAGAATCAACTAGCGGGGATTCTCAGTATCGAGTGCTAATTGAGAATGTTAAGATCTCGCGTGAATGGCGATTTTCTCGCCTATCACTCCAAGAGTTTGGTATGCTAGAGGAGTGATCAGGATAGGGAGGCGAGAGCCTCTCCGCTCCACAGCCAAGCCGATCATCGATCGCCTCGCGATCGGCAAGCCTTCCCGCTAGGGACAGGCTGGCAGAACCTCGATAACTACATAGCGCGCAACGCTGACAGTCAGTCAAGCTGATCAGCCAGCTGGCTGGGTCTCACCCGTGCCAGCTTCAGCCGCCTCTCGTCGGTTCGCTTGTTACCAGGCGCACTGTCAGCAGGGGCGGCAAACCAGACTCCCAAGCGCTCTCAATCGCGAGAGTGTGGAGGGTCTGGCCAACGTTCACACCAAACAGGAAACCATCAAATGCAAACGACACAAACAACACGTCACAGCATCACTAGCGCTGAGGTTGAACTGCATAGTTCATCGATCCGTGCCAAATGCAAACAGACTGGGGATGTGGTCGAGATCGATCTGCCCTATGGGGTAGTGAAGCCAGCGATTGAGCAATTCTTGCTTAGCGGCTGGCGTGGTGAGAAGGAAGAGATCATCCGAATTCTCACTGAGAATCTCCGAGAGATTGACGCCAAGGCAGACGCCCAGGGGGTCAGCTGATGACCCTTGAGACGTTCGCCACCCGGTCACTGATAGCAGTGGCCGGGCTTTCTTGCCTGTGGTTGTTCTTCTATCAACCGGAGAGCAACCGTTCCAGTTTCACCCATAGCGGCACTCAGCCGTACATAAAAACAATCGCCATCAAGGGATGGATGCAATGACAATCAGCGGCCCATTGATCAAGACAAAATACCTGGGACCTACCGCAAGGCTAGGCTCCCGGATTGTTGCTAGCCATCATCGCGATAGCGGGACGGTCTGGCGACAGACGAGCCACTGGCAACACGAGGAAAGCGCTTTCGAGAATGCACGATTGGCGGCGCTTGCTCTCATCCGCTCCAGTCCAATGGCGGACTGGCAAGCCCAGATCGTAGCGTCTGGGTTTGACCAGGATCACTATTATTTCATTGTCTCGACGCCATCGATGACCTCGGCTTGACGGCCGGGGTCTTTCTTTCGTTCCAACAAAGGAAACCACATGACAACGCTTCAAGAGATTGCAGACGCAAATGGCGTCAGCCTTTCAGATCCAGCGGGGCTGAGATATGCCCAGATGGTTCTGGAAGAGCTGAGCTGCTACGGCGGGAGTTTCCCTAAGCCGTATGAAATCGCAGACGAACTTAGGGAGGGCTCAGCCGATGTGGTTTGATCGATTCGACATTTGCGAGGCTCACTTCATGTTCGCCTCGCTATTTCATGGCGGGCAAGGCTGCCCAATCTATGGCAAGTTTGCCCAGCTTGAAAGGCTAAGGTTTCGCCCCAGTCCGTGCCTTTCACAGCCTTCTGACTTGCAGGGCAATGCTAGGGCGATCTATCAAGCCCTGGTAGAGAAACACTGCGGCATCAAATCGACAGCCCCCAACTAATGGGGGCTTTTATCGATTCAGGGCTTGGTCGTTATCCGTTCCAGGATCAATCCCTAGCAAGCGGGACGATGATATGGCCCTGCAGCTTAGCTCTCACGAACTTCTCACGGGTCCAAGTCAGGCGGCCAGCATGAGCACGCCCTGAGGGGTCCCTACGAAACCACGTGAGGGCTTCCAGCACCAATTCCAGCTCATCGGGCGCGAGATACTCTTCCGTCCGTTCCACGGGCTTCTGGGCAGCTTTCAGGGTCTTGGGCATCGTAGGGGTCACGTCGGGGTTGTCGATCTAATGATTGGCTGATAGGCTATCACAGGAATGGGCGTATCACTTGGTGGGAATTCTCACTGAGAATCCATTCCGAGAATCCGTTCCAAAAAACACTACATGACAAAAAACCATGAAAGCTTTCGAGAGGACGCGCTACAGATCATCAAATCCCTTCATGCGGAAGGCCTTGGCCGTAAAGAGATCGTTTCGGTTCTGGTGGATGATCACGGTGTCCCCCAATCTTCCGCGTATCGCTTCTACTCGACGTTCACTGCGGGCCTGGAGGACCCCTGGGATGCCTCGCCCGTCAATACACTCCGTTCCAAAGCACTACAGTCCCTGGAGATCCTTCTGGAGCAAGCTGAAGACAAAGGCGATCAGGAGAAGATTCTAGAAATTTCTTCCATCATCCTTAAAAACACCAAGCGCTAATGACTGACATTAAACGCATCGATGTGATAGAGGTCCTGGCACCTGATCCCGACATCTCAGGTGTGACTCGCTATGAGATCATCGCTCTTATCGATGACATCGTTCCAATGCAGATGGCCATCTATACGCCAGGGCTTGCTCAACCTGGCGAATTTGGACCCGCTCTCTGCTCCACCATCATTGAAGTCTCCGATGGCGACAAGCATCCACCGCTTGGCGCTCCAACAGCAGACATCATTACCTATCTCGACAACTTTTCACCTGATTGGACTCCTATCAATGACTAACGATTACACACAAATCATTGAAGCCTTTGATCTGATCACTCAGGCCTTTGAGCGTGACCAGAAACGCCATCTCATGGATCAACATATCCCAATCTCTATGCAACATCTCCTGGAAGAACAGATCATCCCCCAGATGCAGCAAGAGATCGACTATGACCCAACACCACAAACGGCTTACGACTTCTTTCACTGACTGAAGTCTGATAGCGGCTTACGCGCCAAAATGTAATCACGGAGCAGGCGCTTCATCTCGTTAAGGGAGACGCCTGCTTCCTTTGCTCCTACTGCCACATTGTTACGGCAGTAGTAACAGTTCTCCAAAATCTCCTTTGACACCATGGCAGCTCCCTTTAAGCCCAAGTCAATCTCTGAACCATTCTATTACTCTGAAACAATGGAAAGGCGAATTTATATGACTCAAGTTCCAAAGCTTAGTCCTGAACAATTAAAGACTGTTGTGGCGGAAACTGAAACGCTTTGCAAAAAGCTAATCTTTGAAATTGCTGCCTGCAAAGAGTTTCCTTGCAGCGAACAACAGTATTATTCCCTTTGCACAAGACGCCGGAAGACTGAACAGATCTGGATGTTTGCTAAAGATAAATTTCTTGACACCTATGTCGAAAAAAACAAAGAGCCTAAAGAAAAGGTCGCACTGCGAATGCTTGAAGATCTTCTGATCGCAAATAATCCCCAGCTTGCAATTAAATTGATCACTAAAGCCAAAAAACTTACCGCTGGAATCCGCTAAATGCTAACCGCTCCAAGGTCAAGCATCGCCATATAGCGGTCAAGACGTTCCTGCCACCTACATTCACAGCCCCTCATCTCCAGCTCTGACAACATTCGGAGCTGGACATTCCCATTGGGCTTCGCAATCACTACCGCTCCAGCAGACACCTTAAGGCCGATCATCTGGCGTAACGCCAAACTATATGCGCCCAGCTGGTCCTGGTGATCGACCAGCCAAGATTCAGGCTTGTCAGACTCACGACTCGATGTCTTGAAGTCACAGATGGTTAGACCCAACGGAGTGTCGATCAAAGCGTCCGCCGTTCCAGCAAAGCCTCCGCTATGGCTGATGCTGAACTCGCTAGCATGAATGGCCGTTACAGATCCGCTAACCAGCCAATCGCATAAGCCTCTGGCGTACTCACGGGCGGCCCATGAAACTTTCGGCGCTCCATCCACCGACTTCTTAAGTGCCCAGGAGGTGACGGCTTTTGGAGCACGTGCCAAACCATCATCCCAAACCTTCCACGTTCCCTTCTTGTTGGCACTTTGACGTGCCAGCTTGGCTGCGGTCTTGAGAACATACTCGCACTGCTCATGAACGACTGTTCCACGGTCACAAGCGATCTGACGCTGTAACTCGCTTCCCGGTTTTTTCGCCCAACGCTCCAAGGCATCTTTCTGGGACTGGGGGGCGGTGTGCTTCAGAATATGAGTGACAGAGTGGTATGTCTGCCCTTCTTCATCTCTGTAAACCCTGAATGGGCCAGAGTTGTCTTGCTCCAAACGCCACTGCCTCAATGAGGCAAGCTTGTCCTGGACTTCTTCAAACGGCATTAGACGCTTCTCGCTTTAACCACGCTTCTGTGAGCTGATGAACCTTAGGTTCGATCAAGTGAAACGAAGAGACAACCCCGCCAAAGTCACCAACCGTTATATGAATGCAACCGTCCTCTAAAACAGTTGTGATTGGATCAGGGATGAAACGAGGCTGCTCTTCGGCCATTCAAGGCATAGGTATCCAAAGCTAGAATACCTCTAAAAATCGGGCTGGCAAGAAAAAGGGAGCCCGAAGACTCCCCCGACCCCTTTCCGCTCCAGTTCTAGCCAGCGTTAAACGGATCGCCACCGGCAACCATCTGATTCAGATCGAAGCCAGCCTTCTGCACTGCTTCCCACTCAGACTCCATCGCATCCTCGTCATGCTCTTCCTCATCACGGGGAACGATCAGCAGCTCATAACGAGTCATGTCCGCCTGAATCTTGCTTAGCTCGAAATCCCAGCTCAAAAGATTCTTAGAATACTTTCGATTAAGGCCGTACTTTGCAAACTGACGTGCTAATGAAACGTGAGAAACTTCAAGCACTTGAACTTGCTTTAGGTCCCAATTGTAAACCGGCCAAGTAAGGCACTCGACAGGAGGACGGACAGCAGTCTTGTCGTAATTTAACGACTGAACGTAATCCGTTCCAAGCTCAGTGTCGATGTCAGCTTGGGTAGGCTTGTTCATAAAGCGGAACGGCTTCATTGAGTCGTCAGCTTTGGCCAAGCCCCAGAGAAGCCAGTAGCAGAGCGGGTCTTGCTCCAGCAACGCAAAATTGGCTGGCTTGCCTTGCTGTAACTTTGTGTACCGCAGATAGTTCTCCCTGGAAGAACCACCCTCGGCCTGCTGCTCCATAGACTGGAGGAAGGTTGCTGATAGTTTCACGTGAAAATTACAGGAGTGGGTTGTCGCGTCAAATTTAAGACGCCTTAGAATACTACAGAAGTTTTGACGACCCGTCAACTTGGGGTAGCATAAAAAAATCCCTGAGGACCCCTCCCCAGGGATTGGTTTACCTATTCACCTTCTTATAGTACATGAACTTCTCTGAATTCGTCAAGCAGCTCCCAGAAGGGCTGGTATACGCACCAATCTTCCGTAAAGGCGCACGGATGGAATCCGGCAAGCGGGCTGTTGGCAAGAATCCGACCCAAGCATCCTTTGATCACAAGCTCGGTCCAGCTGATGTAGCTCTCGCTTGCCAGCGCAACTCAGACCTTCAAGCCGTTGGCATCTTCACTGGTATTCGCGGGAACGGCATCGTCATCCTTGACGTCGATCGCAACCTAAAAAAATGCCTCAAGCTTTGGGGTGATTCCGTCGCATCCGCTCCAAAGGTCACTTCCACCAAGCTCAACGCGGCTAAATATATCTTCCGGGTACCTGAAGTCCTCTGGAACAAAGTCGAAGGTCATGGACTCCGTGACGATGGAGACTATGAGATCCTCTGGAACTCCAAACGCCAAGGCGTAATCTTTGGCGCCTATCCAGGCAATGACAAAACTAATACGCCTGCCGGTCAGTACAATTTTGAAGGTGATCTCAATAACATCCCCGTAGCTCCTGACTGGCTCCTTTCAGAAATGAAAGAGCCACCGAAAACCATCATCAAACGCGACCTCGACTTCTCTGATCGCACGCAAGACGAGATCTTCGAGATCGTCAAAGATTGCCTCGACGTGATCCCTAATAAGGGCAAAGGCTCCAGGGATCACTGGATCAAAATTGGCATGGCCATCAACTCTGCTCTCCCCACAGAGGCAGGAATGATGCTCTGGTCTTCTTGGTCCTCTGATGATCCTGACTTCGCCTCAGACTGGGAAGACGGCAACCCTTGCGAAGAGGTCTGGTACTCCTTCAAAGGCAGCGGTGTTGGCCTTGGCACCCTTATCTGGCTTGCTGACCGGGAAGACCCTCAGAGGCGTCGATTTTCAGACGATCTGGCCCAAGTCGTTAAAACAGCAGAAGCGAAAGTAGTTCAAGAATATCGCCAGGCCACTCTCGACTTCGATGAGGTCGTCAGACGCTCCAAAAAGATCCTTGAACTCGATAACCCCGCTGAGGTCAATTATCGCCTCAACAGCCTTGCGCTCCAAGCCGGATACCGCGATCAAGGCGCCCTGGAGAAACTCATCGTTGATCAGCTCCAATACGAGAAACAGAAAGACCTCATCACCTTGACCGACCTGATGGAGATGGATGAAAAGCGGGACTATCTCATCCCTGATGTCCTGCCTCACCCCTCAGTCGTTCTGATCTATGGCGCTGGTGGTGACGGTAAATCCATGTCTGCTTGGGCTCTCGCTAAGCACGTAGCGACTGGCAAGCCCTTCCTCGTTCGTGGCAACCATATGCCCGTTCAGCAAGGTCCAGTCCTGCTCCTGAACGGTGACCAGCCTCTCCTGCAAATCAAAGAGCAGTTGGAGGAAGTGGACTACCCGATCAACGATATGACTCGGGTTCTCACTGACTGGCAGCTTCAACGCTACGCCCAGTTCATCAAGCTGATGGAGACCTACGAGCCAAAACTCGTCGTCATTGACTCCCTCATCGGTTGCTCTGGTGGCCGAGCCTTTGACGAAAACAAGTCTGAGTTCGCTCAGCCCCTCTACTGGCTCACAAAAAACAACGGCAGCCTCTTCCCTGCCACCACCATCCTCATCGTTCACCACGCCAACAAGAATGGTGGCTTCAGAGGCACCTCAGCCATCCGTGACGCCGTTGACGAGACCTGGGCGTTACGTCAGCCCACTGACGAGGAAAAGCGCACTGTGGGGGCTCACAGCCGCTTCATCACCATCGAGAAGTCACGCTCTGGCCGTTCCAACACCCAACTGGTCATGCGGATGGAAGACGACCTCTCCTTCACCATCTCCGACTTCACCCCAGAGATCGACGACAACAACACCTCACCAGCCTCTGTCGTTGATCGCGTCCTCTCACGCCTTCGCGCTTGCTACCCAGATTCACGCTCCAGGGACGAACTGCTCTGTGATCGTCTGATCCAAGGTTCCTCAGCGGCTATCCGCAAAGCGCTCCAAAGGCTAGAGAAGAAGGGCTTGATTACGTCAACCGTCCCAGAAGAATCTCAAGCCAAGATCTATACAGCAGTTCTCGCGCGGGGAGAGGGTAAAAAACTGTCCCAACCCCCTAAACATCCCAGTGCTGGAACGGGATCTGCCCTGGGACAACAGCCTGTCCCACCCCTTAGTTGTCCCAGCTTGCTTGATGGAGCGGTTGAGATTGAAATCTCTGAAGAGGAGCTGGGACAACCCTAGCTGGGACAAGCACGTGTCCCACCCTAAAAGCCTGCCCCTGACTGGGATTTGGTGCGGTTGGGACATGTCTGGCATCTATACGCGCGCGAGAGATGAACTGGACCAAGATTCTCAAAGACGCTGGAATCCCGGAGCCGCCTGGCTACCGGGAGACCATCGAAAGCTTTGTGGAGCGTCCACACGAAAAGCCCGCTAAGAAACCCAAAAAGCCCAAAGGACGCCCCAAGAAGGCGCGCTAAACTGACGCCTGTGACGTGGACTGTCACCTGGCTGGGTCGGCTTGCACTGACCGCAAAGGCAACGGGTTGCAACCCGGTGTCTTCACCTGTCTGTTTTTAATTAAAAGCCCAAGCTTTTACTGCTTTCTCTATGAAAAAGATTGAGACCTATCTTCCTGAAACCTTGGTGGAACGCCTGAATGCAGAAGCGAAACAAACTGGCGTCCCTCGCTCTGAACTTATTCGTAATCGTCTTGAGTCCCCTGCTGCTTCTGGTCGTTTTACTACTAGTGATTTTCACAAAGCTGTTACGAAGATTCGCCGTCGCCTTGGCTATGGTCTGGACAGAACGCAAGCAGAAAGCATCGTCGCTGCGGTCTTTGTCGAACTCGTCGGAAAAGCGCATAGTGACCACTAAAGTCAGCTTTCACTTCTGCCATATCAGGGACGAAAATATGCCCCTGGCTATCGCTCGCTACACCGCATATGACGACGAAGATAAAGTAATTGCAGTTGAGCAAGTTACCTACGAAAGCAACTCTGATTACTTAGAGACAGAAATTACAGCCGCACTTGAATGCGGCATTGATGTCAGCGTCCTCACTACAGAACCACTTCAAAATTTCCCCTTCCTGCAAAAACTTGTAACCCGAACACGCGAATAATGCTATTCAAGATTTTTCGTCAACTTGACCAGTGGACTGTCGTGGATTCAAACGATAAGGTATCGTTCCATCAAACGCTTTCTGGAGCGATGGACCATGCCGCAACCCAGAACCGGAAGGCAGCTTATTCTCGAGCGCTTGCACAAGGCCATAAGGCTTGCGACGACTGCTGACCTTCAACGTGCGGCTATGTTCCTTGAAGGAGCACGAGAAGTTAGATCAGGCTCCAAGCGGCAACGCGCTTATTCGCGCCAACAGCAATCGACCGCTTGGCAGAAGAACATTGACGACTCTATAACATGGTAACGTTGAAATACTAATAGACTGAAAATGGCGGCTAACCACGGCAACCGCGTTTACGTTCAAGTGCTTCTAGGGCGGCATCGAGGTGAGCTGTTTCTAAAAGACGCAGAAGACGCTGGCATGAAGCCTTCCGCCTGGATGCGTGAACTTATCTACGACTACTTAAGAAACAAATACCCTGAGCAAGAAGCCGATGCTCAAGAGCAAGAGAAAAAACTGTGGGAAGAAGCCGTGCGGTCTCGCCTTGAAGCCCGAGCCCTTCGTCGCAGAGCTTCTCTTCTTGCCTTAAAACAGGTTCAGCCAGAAGGCTGACCGTCAAAACAAGCAACAGTTGCGTCTAGCTCCGCAATGCGACCTACTGCCTGCTTCAGCAACTGCTGCTGATGCCACCGTTGGCGCGTTAACGCTCCACACAATGACTGAAGTGCGCTCAGGTCTCTACAACTCTCAATATCACGGACTTGTCGTTCCAACTCAAGCTCTTCCTCAAGGCTCTGTTTGACTACCATCCAATCGGCCCAGCCCATTAGATCGCCCCAGAGACTCCAAGATTTCCTTCTCTTTAGCGTAAGGACGACGAGCGTCAATGTAATCCTGCACGTATGGGATCAACCACTCATGCGGCGGCCAGCAGTTCTGCCAGTTGATGGGCTGAGCACAGCCAACGACGACCGTGCTCCAAAATGCGACTAGATATGACCAGAGCCAGTACCACTCGCCCATTAGACAACTGACGGCATCACAGTCTTGTGATTGTTGTAATGACCAGTCACGCGATAGCTCTGTGCTGGGATTGAACTCATCAGGTGAAACACCATTTGCCCAATCTTGAGATTGGGGTATAGCTCCAGCGCATGGTGCCGCCGTTCGTTCTTCAATTCAAGTGTGAGCTTGCTTCCGTGCCAGCCCGGATCGCACCAGCCAGCAAGAAGATGGTTGAAACCCTCCCTGGCACGACTTGACTTGAGTACAAACTGCGCGCTGACGTCGTTTGGTAAATCAAACTGCTCAACAGTTTCAGCCAAGCAAAACTCGCCGGGCAGGAGAAGGTATGGGTCATCCTTGGTACGAGTTGAAATATCGATCTGAATCAACTCTGCTGAGTCCATAACCTCAATCATCAGGTTTGGACCAAGACGTACGTCAAGACTTGCTGGATTCAACAGTTCAGGCGCAAAAGGCCAAACCATCTGGCTGCCCGCCTCACACCTAGCGCGAATTTCCCAGTCAGATAGAACAGCCATGCAACCTAATTAAAGGCACACCTTACTCGTCATCAACAAGGATGACCCACCCCGTTCCAGGGCCTTCAACTTGCCAGCGTTGCCTGAATGCAGCCCTAGAAACCTTGACGTTTTTTCCGCCATGCCTTCTTGCGTGACCGCCTCGCTCAAGATTTGGCATCCCCATTGGGTCATGCATCACCCAGTTGCTGTTAGCAGAGTTGATGCCTTCATAACCCGTAATAACGCTCCAATGGCCGCAGGCCCAAGAAGAGCACTGCGGGGGCTCGCCTAGCAATAAATCACCGTGGTGTAGCCAACCAACGAGTACTGGCCGACCTGATGCAATTTCAGCTTCAATCAATGCGTCGTCTGCATCTGTGCGAAACTCAGCATTCAGCCCTAAAGACCTCAAGGCGTCTAGATGGGCCCCGACCAAAGTAGTATCCCCAAACTTTTCTCTGACTTTTTTGTACTCTGCATAGGTATTTACCTTGCCCATTGTGGCAGCGACCATTGCAGCTGCTGCCGTAAAGCACATTCGATAACCCTCGCTCGATTCGTCATCCAGCTGGCTGAAGTACGGGACATAAGCTCGTTGAGCGATTCCGCTTTCTTTCCAAGCCTCAAACCACGCTGCATCCTCTTGCAGTAAATCCTGAGGGATTGAGTCCTCTAGTTCCTTAATGGCTGCGTCCTGGTGCGGAGTACCTCTGTACCACTGGAAAAAAGGCAGCAAAGCAAGAGGTGCCATGATGAGCCCGATCCGGCGAATCATTGCTCTAATGCTGCCGTGTTGCACCCGTCGACGCCATCGAAGTAACCAGCTCCGTAAATAAACGCCGACAGGCTAAAGCTAAGCATTACACCCAAGACAACAGACGCTGTAAATCCGCAAAGCCACAGCACCAGTGGCTTCATTTCTCGACACGACGTGTCGGAAACAAGTTCCGCTCCACGAAGTCAGCAACGCTGTCATCAACAGTGTTTTCAGTAGTCTTAACGTAAGCGCGCATTAGATCAACAATCAATGTCTTTACCGATTCTGACTGCATAAACCTGAACAGGATTGGCTTGATCAGGAAAATCATCGAATTACTGTAGTTGCCAAAAGTCTAGTGTCTATCGCTATGACCTTCCAGTCTTGCTACTGAACGCTCCAGATCGCTGAGGCGGGCGAACACTTCAACATCTTTGCTCTTAATGTCGATATGGAGAACATCGAGCTGCTTGCTTAGGTTGTCTACGGCGGTCGTCAGCCGTACCAGCGAGTCACGTCCTTGCTGGCTCTGACGGTTCAAACCTGTGACGCCAACACCCGCAACGGTGATTGACGCACCAGCAACAGCAGCCCAAACTTCAACCATGCCTCGACCCACGCATTGACCCATCATGGCGGAGACGACCAGCAGTCAAGCCCAGGAAGAAGAAGCTCCGGATCATTCTTGGCTTGGTGACCTGGTAAGAATCACCATCTTGCTTTGGTCAATGGGGATTCTAACCGCTAATTACCTAGGAATCTTTTCGCAAGCTGTAGACCCTACTTTTCCGGCATCACTGCTGACTGGAACTGCTGCGACTTACACGCCAGCTCTTGGAAAGTTAAACAAGAAGAAGAAAGAGGAGAAAGACGTTAGCGTAGAGGACAAAGAAACCAAGGTCAGCGCAAAATGAAGCGCCTTCTGCCCCTGATCGCATTCTTTGCCACTGTTCCAGCGGCACACGCTGACATCACCCATAAAATCCAGTCCTCCATTCAGCTGACCGTTGATGGCGCTGCTTCCCAGGCCACACGAATTGGCTCTAGCTATTCGGTGTCTGGCTCTAATATCACTCTGGACACTGCTGGTGGGCTCGGTGCTCTCACCGCTGGTAGTGCTGTTGGTTATACAGCAGCTGACTACAGCGTCACAACAGCAGGCGACGCATTCTCCTTTTCAGAATCGTTCACCGAAGGCGACGCAACACCAACCGCGACCTCTGTAACTTCCGGCGTTGTCGCCAACATCCCAATGCTGGGCAGTACCACCACGACTTCTGGCGGTGTGGCTGGCACACTGGCTGGCACGATTGCGTCTGATGGCGCGATGACGATCACTGCTGGTGGCGCTGGTACAACAACGATCGGCCAAGTCATCCTCAGCGTTACTGCAGACTGATGCGGATCTTGCTCCTGCTGGTGTTTCAGCTGGCTGGTGAGATTTTTATCTTTGCCAAACCTGCAATCGCGATACCCGTTATCCCAAACTTTAAGCAGGGTACGCTTACGTCCCACACCGAAACTACCAGCAAGGTCACAGAGACCATTGTTAGTGAAGACTTCGCCACTGGCTTTGAATACTCTGCCTCTGGTACGAACATTGCCCCAGATGGCAACATCAACCCAATCGCTGAAACTACGGTCAACGGATGGACATCCTTAGGGCAGCGGCCAAACTGGTCAATCGTCAATCAAGGTCAACCGTTCCAGTTCGTCGAAAGCCTGCACGGACCAGGGCTGTCGAATCGCACAACCATTCAGCGCGTCACCGAAATTTCAAGCGTTACGGATACGGTCTCTACCTTCTCGGAATAATCTGTTGCGCTCCAGTGCAGGCAGAAGGCGTTGGCGGCATCTCTGCAACTGCTAGCCCAACAGCATCATCGTCTGGATCGGTTTCAAACCACGCTGTTCAAGTCCTGCAGGGCACTGCCATCACCAACACCTATGGCGGCAATATCCAGTGCCAAGGACCAACCCTGACCATCACTCCTTACGTCAACCGCACCAAGTCATGGGGACTGCCTTACGAAGCAACTTATCAAGATCCCGTGTA